CCAGGATGCGCGTGATCCCCGCCCCACCTGGGAGTCCCCCACCTGCGCCCTGGCGACAAGGGGCAGCCCCCCATCCTTGCCCAGGATGCGCGCGCGGGCCGGGGGCAGGGGGGGCCTGGGCCCCGGGCCTGCTGGCCTGCACGATGACCAGGACGACAACAAAAGTCGGGTCAGGTTGGGCGGGGGTGCCTTTGTCTCAGGACGGAAAAGACCGGGGGGGGGTGTACGTCAGGTATAGTGAGTACTCTCTCTCTTGCGAGACTATTTTTTGAGGCCTCTGGGATCGATTCCTGCTATATTCCGCCCATGGGATCTGAGTACGAACTGACTGTTGAGGCCCGCGAGGTGAGCATGATCTGGGAGGATCACACCTACTATCCAGACGGCACCAAGGAGATCGATTACCGCACCGAGAACCTTGTCGTACTGGTGCCCAAGTTCCAGCGATGTGGGCGTCTAGAACCCCTCCTGTCGCACTTCAGATGGAATTAGGGTGGAGGGTAGGGGCGCGGCCCAGAATGGCTACAGGGGCCTTCTGAGAGGTTCTATGGCGAACGTGTGCCTTCTTCTGTTATTCTTGCCCTGGGGATAGCTAATGTGGGACTTAATACCGAAGTTGATTGTGTGGGCGTTTATCACCATAGTGTTCGTATGGGACGTGGTGGCGAACTTCTCTGGTCACCATGAGGCGACTGTGAGTATATTTCTATTGAAGACGAGCCAGCGTCACCCGATCATCGCCTTTTTGTTTGGTCTTTTAGCCGGTCATGCCTTTTGGCCGAACGAGTAGAAAATGGCACAGTATGCTAGGCCGGATGCTGACGACGGCACTGATGGTAACTGGACTGACCAGGGCGGTGGTACGAGTCTGTATGCGGCTATTGATGAAACGAGTGCAGATAACGCGACGACGTTCATTCAATCGACCGATGGCGGCAGCAACGATATATGTATCGTTCAGTTAGCGACCATATCGGCTCCTGGCTCTGGCAACGTGAACATCAAGTACACGGCGCAGTCTGATGACAATTCTGGGATGGGGGCACCTGGCATCAAGTTTGAGTTGCTTGAGGGCAGCACGGTACGTGGTGCAGCGCAGAGCAACACGAGCGTGGCTAGTAGCTGGACGGCTTACAGTTATCCGACATCGGGTTCTTTGGATGTGAGTTCTGTGAGCAACTGGGGTAATTTGAAGTTGCGTATCACCATGTTGACCAACAGCGGTTCTGGGATGGACATACTGAAGTTGACCCAGGCGTACCTTGAGACACCGGACGCGAGTGGCGGTGGTTCTTCAATCGCACCGATAGCAATGAATCATTACAGGAGAATGAGAGGATAACTAATGCACATCTTGAAACAGAGTACAGCGGTTGATGTTCTGATTGGGCCATTTGTGGATAAGACGGATGGTAATACGGCGGAAGAAGATAATACGGATATTGATGTTGAGCTTTCCAAGAATGGGCAGGCAATCGCAAATAAGAACGATAGTACCAATCCCAGTTACGACGATGGGGGTCATGTAAAGGGGTACTATAACTGCGAGTTAGATGCTACCGACACCAATACTGTTGGTACTTTGCGATTGATTGCGCATCATACAGACGCTTTGCCCGTGTGGCACGATTTCCAGGTAGTGGAAGAGGCGATCTATGATGCGTTCTTCGCTAGTGGTGCTACTCTGGCAGCGAGTGTCGCCTCTATCCTGGCGGATACAGCCGAACTGCAGGGGGACTGGGCGAACGGAGGTCGATTAGATTTGATTGTCGATGCGACTTTAGCAGATACAGCTGAGTTGCAGGGTGATTGGGCAAACGGGGGCCGGTTAGACCTACTGTTGGATGCGACCCTTGCAGACACCGCAGAGCTACAGGGCGACTGGGCCAATGGTGGACGCTTAGATTTGATTGTCGATGCAATCCTAGCAGACACGGGTGAGCTACAAACCGATTGGGTAAACGGTGGCCGTCTGGACTTGCTGGTGGACTCGATCATTTCCAAGGTGGACGTGGTAGACGGTATTGTAGACAACATCCTGGTGGATACGGCGGTGATAGGCAGTGCGGGTGCTGGTCTGACTGCTGTCCCGTGGAACGCTGCCTGGGATGCAGAGGTACAGAGCGAGTGTACTGACGCTTTGAATGCGTATGACCCGCCGACCAAGGCGGAGCTGGACGCCACCTGGACAACGGCAATGACGGAGTCTTATGCGTCGGATGGTTCGACTATGACACCAGCCCAGGCCCTGTACATGATCCTCTGCGCTGTCAGCGAGTTCACGATCAGCAGTACCACGATCACGGGCAAGAAGCTCGACGGCAGTACGACTGCCATGACGTGGACGCTTAACGATGCTACCAGTCCCACTAGCCGGACAAGGGCCAGTTAATGGCAATCAAGCATGTAGTGACCCGGATGCTAGACCCGGAGTCCATTGTGACTCATGGGTTTAACTACATCGGCCCCAATGTTGCTGCTATCGTCTTCCCGGCGAACCAGCTTATGGGGGATCTCAACTATGACGAGGTGTACTACAAGGGCATTCCGGTAACAGGGTACACGTTTGTACTGATAAACAAGACAACCGGGGCAGCGATCACCTCTGGTAGCGTAACGGCCAAGATAACCCAGGACGGAGGCTCCCAAGCCAGTGTGTCTGCTTCTGCGTCACACGAGGGGAACGGCCAGTGGTCTATCAACCTTTCGGCAGCCGAGATGACCGCTGATGTCGTGGCCCTGGCATTCATACATTCTTCAGCAGTACCTGTTTATGTAACGATACATACAAAATGAGTGGAATGACTGATAACGGAAGAAAACTGTTCATTGCCAGGCTCAAGCGAGAGGGCCGGTATAGCAACTATCGGAAAAGGGTGGGGGAGATAAGAGAGAATACCGATCTCTCTGACTGGAAGGGTAAGGCCATGGCCCAGAATGAGTTTGGGTTTATTGGCTACTACGACGAGAAGGATCGCCTCCTCGCTGAGAATATCCAGGAACCACTGGAGATCCAGATAGAAGAGGCCAAGGTTGACGATGAGGCAGAGGAACTGGTCGCCGCCTTTGGGGATTTTGACTTCACCACCTCCGACCTCCCTGAAGATATCTCATTTGTCTTCCACAGCCTGCATAAGGTGACTAGCCCTGAAGATCCATCCTCGTGGAAGGTGGATACCAGCGAGGCTCCTACACCTGGTGCATGGAATATGCTGACCTGGGCCGCGAGTAATCGCACTAAGTTCATGGAGCTGGTGATCAGGGAAAAGCTCAAGGATCGCAAGGAGGATGATGGGGGCATGTCAGACAGTGGCCAGTCCGTTGACGAGATAGATCGTATGCTTGCGGAGATCAAGTCCGGTGACTGACTTCTATTCCCAAGTGCCGAAGACCCTGGTGGAGAACCTGGAATATCGCCGGGATCTGTTGGCATGGGCAGACACACCCAAGAAGCAGAGGGTGCTTTGGACTGCCTGTAACCGGGATATCCTGTACTTTGTGAACGCCTTCTGCTGGCTATACGAGCCACGAGCAAGCAAGCTCCGGGGAACCAAGAGCAAGATCATCCCGTTCATGACGTATGAGTACCAGGATGATGCGTTTATCAAGATGAACGAGTCTCTGGGTATCTCTGATGTCGGGGTGGAGAAGTCCCGTGATCTTGGTGCCACCTGGATGTTCCTCACGTTGTACTTCTATCACTGGGTGTTCAACCCGTTCTCTTCCTTTGGGCTTATGTCTAGGAATCAGGATCTGGTGGATAAGCCCGGGAAGAAGGACACATTGATGTGGAAGCTGGACTTCCTGCTTAGTGGTGAGGGTGGTAAGGGGGGTTTGCCTCCGTGGATGAGGCCCAAGAATGTGTACCGCACGAACCTGTTGATGGAGAACAGGGACAATGGGTCTACCTTTGAGGGCTCTGCGACGACAGGTGACGCCTTCCGTGGTGGCCGTAAGACTTCCATTGGTATGGACGAGTTTGCCTCGTTCTCCAAGGGGGATGATTATGAGGCCCAGGCAGCAACTCAGCATGCGACAGATAGCCGGTTCTTTGTGTCTACTCCCAAGGGGGCGTCGGGTGCCTACTACGATGTGATGCACGAGCCTTCCAGTATGGTGAAGATCATCCTGGACTGGAGGAGCCACCCTGACAGGAGACTGGGCTTGTACCAGGGTAAGGACGGTGACCTGGAGATCCTTGACAAGGACTACAAGTTCCCCGAGGGATACAAGCATGTCCTGGACGGGAAGATACGAAGCCCCTACTACGATGCAGAGTGTGCCAGGCCGGGTGCCACGCCCCAGTCGATTGCCCAGGAACTGGATAGGGACTATGGGGGCAGTGAGTACCAGTTGTTTGGCCCGGAGATGTATGAAGCCGCATCGACTCGCACCATGATGCCTTTCAAGCAGGGTATCTTCGGGTATGACGTGGAGACTCTTGAGCCACGGTTTGCTGCGACGGACGATGGGCCGCTGAACCTGTGGTGTCATTTGCCGGATGACATGCCGATCAGGGATCAGGAGTATGTGATTGGCTGCGACATCTCGGCTGGCCTGGGTGGAAGCCATACCTCTAACTCTGCCATTGTCGTTCTGGGTGCTAATACCTACGAGCAGGTTGCTGAGTATGCGACCAACACGGTCAAGCCGGATGACTTTGCTGACCTGGCGGTAGCCATGTGTAAGTGGTTCGGGGGGGCATACCTGATATGGGAAATCAACGGGCCTCCTGGTTCTGGGTTCACTCGTCGCGTACTCAACCAGAACTACGACAACATCTTTTACCGGGAAGTAGAGCAGCGGAACTTTAAGAAGAAGACCAAGAATCCTGGGTGGTTCTCCAGTGAGAAGACGAAGCCTGCTGTGCTGACAGAGATGAGCCATGCCGTGAAGTCAGGGAAGCTCGTACTTAGGAGCGAAAAGCTATTGGAGGAGTGCCGTCAATATGTCTATAAGGAGGGGAGGATTGTCCACAGTCGAAGCGTAAAAACGCAGGATGATTCTTCTAAGGGACAGGCACATGGAGACAGGGTTATCGCTGCAGCACTGGCATGGCATGCGGTGAAGGATAGGCCCCCGGAAGTCAAAACAGAAGAGTTTACTCAGAAGATACCTTACGGGTCGATGGCCTGGAGGTTGAAGCAGCATAGCGAGAAAATGGAACTTGTGAAAGAAGATGGGTGGGACTAATGAATCCGAATAGCACAAAAGACATGAGCCGCCTTTCCTCTGCGATCAAGACCTCTCGCAGGTCATTAAGGCCGTTTCGTGAAAAGCGGGCCAAGCTGATCAAGGACTATGTGGGGGCACACTACGGCTCTGGTGGCCCGGACAAAGAGAACGTGATGAACTTGATGTATCAGACGGCTGATACCTATGTTCAGGCTCTGGCTGCGAACAGGCCCAGGGTTCTTATCTCCACGAAGCACAATGACTTGTCCTGGTTTGCTCACCACTTTGAGGTCGGGCTCAACAACCTGATTGCTGAGATCAAGTTGGAAGAGGTTCTTCGCCGCGCTGTCCTTGAGGCTTTCTTTTGCATTGGGATCGTGAAGGTCTACAACGCAGACGCCGGGATGATCCAGCTTGAGGGCGAGGATGAGTGGGTAGATCCAGGCAAGCCCTATGCTGATCTCGTGAGTCTTGATGACTGGTTCTATGACATCCGGGCGACGAGTTGGCGTAAGTCCAAGTTCTGTGGCAACAGGTATCGGATGCCCTATGACAAGTTCATGCGAGATGACTCTCTGGACAAGAAGCTCAAGAAGGACATCAGGCCGACCTCTCGACATACCTATGATGTGAATCTTGAGGGGGATAACCCCGTCAGAGATATGCTTGACGATGAAGCAGACAAGGATGACTTTGAAGAGATGGTGATGCTCAGGGACATCTGGCTTCCCGAAGAGAAGCAGATCATCACCATGGCAGAGGATCACAGCAAGAAGCCCCTTCGCGTCCTGGACTGGGATGGCCCGGAGGGTGGGCCTTATCACCTGCTGACATTTGCAGATGTGCCTGATCATGTGATGCCGCTTTCTCCTGCTATGACACTCAAGCCTCTGGCCGACATGATCAATGGGCTTCTCAGGAAGCAACGTCGCCAGGCACAGAGACAGAAAGACATCCCGTTCTACCAGTCTGGGTCGCATGACGATGCAAAGCGGCTCCAGAGGGCAGAGGATGGGCAGTGGACACGGGTAGATAACCCGGACAGCGTAAATGTTCTCAAGATGGGTGGTGTGGATCAGGGGAACCTGGCCTTTCGTATGTCGATGCAGGAAGTATTTGACCGTATGGCTGGTAACCTGCAGGCTATGGCCGGGCTTGGCCCCCAGGCTGACACGTTAGGTCAGGATCGCCTGATTCATAGCCAGGTATCAAAGCGACAGGCGAATATGCAGTACAAGGTGGTTCGCTTTGCTGAGGGGGTCTGTCGTGACCTTGGCTGGCTTCTCTGGACGGATGAGATCCTGGAGATCCCTGGAACTAGCGATCTGGAGGGATATGAGGTCGATTCCACCTGGATGCCGGAAGTCCGGGAAGGGGACTGGTTCGACTATAACTTCAAGGTCGAGCCCTATTCCATGCAGTACAAGTCTCCCAGTGAGCGTGCAGCCGCACTAACACAGTTCATCAGCTAGATCG